CTAGGGCTTTTTTCATAAACCTACCAGCATTACCTGAAAAGGCTTTCTTTAATGCAGCTAATGGATTTAGAGATCTAGCTACTCCTTTAAATTTTGTACCTGCACTTTTTATCCCTCCCATTGCTTTCTGTCCAACTCCTTTCACCCCTCTTATTGCTTTTCCGAAAATCCCACCTCCGCTTCCTCCAACTCTTGTAGCCCTTTTCGCTTTTGCTAATAAGTTCCTTCTTGCTCCACCTTTCTTTCCACTTCTCATCCATTTACCAATACTTTTACCCAGATTTCCGAAACCGCCCCTTAACCTAACTATCGTAGGATTAATCCATGTACCCCTTGTAAAGTATGCTGCTAATATGAATGCACCACCTATTTTTGCTAGCATTGGATTTTCCTTAATCAAATCGTATAGCACTACTATCTTTTCTTTTGCTGTTTGTAGATACCCAGATATTGTAGTGATCCATTTTGGTGGTTCTCCCTTGCCAGTTAGGAAGTTGGATATATCAGTTGAAGTATCATTGATAAATTTAAGTACTTTGGCACCACCTCCAGTTTTAAACCATGCTAATAATTTTTCTTCTATAGCTACCTGTAGGTCACGTAAAGCTTTTGCTGTAGGTTCAAGAAGTTCTCCCCATCGTCTGGATCTTGCAGTATCTGCTCCTTCCATAGATATATTATCAGTTGCTAATGCACCATCAACAGTTGCTTGATCACCCAGTCCAGCTTGCATTTCCATTGACTTTTGCATTGCACCTACTTCCATACCTGCTGCTTTTGCTAAAGCTTCTTTCTGAATTATATTCATTTTATTGAATTCAGTGATACCACCTACCTGATCCATGATCTCTTGTGATGCACCAGATATATCGCCATTTAATGCTAATTCTCTTGCTTTATCAAAATTTAATTCCTTACCAGTTAAAACTCTTGCTTCCATTTCTGATTCAATAGAAGATTCTATATCTAATAATGATTTAGCCATTGAAGCTTGTTGGTTTAAGTTAAGACCGATTTTTTTACCAATTAAAACTTGTTTTTCTAATTCTCCATTTTGTTTACCGAACATTGTAAGAGTTTCATCAGTTGCTCCAGCTATTTCTTTAATTATTTGAGCCTGTGTAAAGTGCATACCATACTCTTTATTCAAGTTTTTGATTTTCTTTTCTTGGTTTTTTGTATATTCTGTTAGAGACATTCCCATATTCTGAGAGTGTCTATACATATTTGCAATTTGCTCAGCTCCTAATCCTGCATTAGTTGCTAATTTGGCTACTAAAGAATTTTCTTCTTTTGTAAGATCTGGTATGTAACCCATATCATCTCTGATTTGACTTATAGCACCTGCCCAGCCTGACCCGTATCTAACCCAATCACCAACTCCTTTACCAATTGCAGCAACATCACCTTTTGACATTTGCATCAATCTAGCAGTTTCTGTCATTGCAGCAGAGAACTCTTTCATATGCTCTTGGGCTTTACCAAGTAATTTCATGAATGTAGCCCACATTGCAAGTATTCCTCCTAGAAGTAATCCCCCTAGGATTCCACCAAGTATTTTAAAGCGTTTCTTGAAGTTGGAATCGTTTTTATTTAGCCACATATCCATTATCTTTTTGGCCTTATCAGTTCCCTTTTGTATACCTTCTGCTAGGCTATCACCTATCATTGGTATTTTCTTTATACCTTTTTGTAAGCTATCAGACCACGATTGCAATCTCTCATCTGCTTTTTTGATACCTTTTTCAATTTTATCTATATCTTTAGAGGTCTCACTGATTACTGTGTTAGCATGAGTTATATGATTATCGTATTTTTTAACCTCTGCTTGTATTGCATTCCACTCCTTCTTAGTGAGCTTAGTAGATTGAAGCAGATCTAGCTGAGTTTGTTTTCTACGTTCTATATCAGCCGTTTCTGCCCTAAGCTGTGCGAGTTCTTCTCTCCTTGCTTTTGCTTCGCCTTTAAGACCCATTCAATATCCTCTGTATTAGTTTTTGGAATCGTCTATTAGTTGCTGATAATCTTTGGTAAGGTCGGCCATTCTCTGGTGCATATTGTTCCATCGTTTTTTGAAATCAGGATTATTCAGTTGTTTTTTTACTTGCTTATATTCTTTTCCAGCACCAGATAAAAATAGTAACATTCTTCCAAGCATTGAAGATAAAATACCTTCTGTTAATTTGTCGTTATTTTTAGACATTCGCATCTCTCCTTATAGATTATTTACTTTATTATAAATATCTACTTGCTAGGATTTTTCTGCGTTTGTTTGTATTGATCGTATGCTTGTTGTTGAGTTTGTTCTCCAGTCTGGTTATCAGCATCGTTCTCTGCTTTCTTCCATTCTTTATACTCCTTCAAGTAGAAGGATCTTAAATGTATTGGCATATTGTAAATGTCTTTATGTGTAAAACCGGGTACTTTATAGCATAGTAAGAATATTGCTGAATGTACGGATTGCTTATACTCTGGCGTCAGGCCAAAAAAAGCTAACTTCAATGGGAATTTCCACCTCCTGTTCATCTCCAGTTTCATTTGATATGAATGTGAAGTTTAAATCTATATCGGGTGTTATATCTCCTATATACTTTCTGAATGCTCTGGAATCTAGAGCTAGCATATGATTATCTACAAAATCAGCAATGATCTTTGTATCTCTTTCGCCATCAATTGCTGTAATCATATGTTTCAATCTAGTTGACAGGGTTCTATCGGTTTCATCTTTGACTCTCTTTTGTTGCTTTTTTATATCTTTTAAAGTATATTCTACTTTTCGTTCTGTACCATGAGTCATAAGTTTGAACTCTAAGCGTTTCTTTGCAATAGGTAGCTCCCATTCAAATGTACTATTATTTGGAAAATTAGTAATTTCATTGTGCAAAGGTTTATCCTCTAATTTAGATAAGTCTATAACTTCTTCTTGTAATTGATTATTATTATATGAATCAGGTATGTTTATTTTATAATCTTTTCCATATCCCAATACTCTTGCAGCAATCATTATTGCATTTTTATCACCAACTAACAAATCGTTATATTTTATTTCTTCACCTTTACCATTTCCTACAATTAAAGACTTGAATAGTTTATCTAAAACTACTCCTTGTTGAATATAAGATTGAGTAGTAAGGATATCTTCTTCCTTTGCAGTCATATACTTCATTTCTACTTTTCCAGAGGATAGAGGGTTATCTTCTGGGTATGGTATACCTTTTGATGGTAAATCTATAATTTCTGTTGGGAAGTTAGTTTCTTTAACTATCTTGGTTTTTTTAACCTGGCCAGATGTTTCTGCCAGCTGTTCTTTTAAGTCCTTGTCGGATATTCTTTTTGGTTTGTTGCTCATAATAACCTTTCCTTTATTTCTATAACTTGATCTTCATATAATATAAATATGAAGAAAAGAGAAAAAGACTCAAGCATTTGAGCCTCTTTCTATTTCTTTATTTTAACTATATACTATAATAGTTGTTGTTGCATTAGAAGATGTAAATTGAGTTGCAGCAACTGGTATAATTCCAGCTGGAGTTGCATCTCCATCAAAAGCAGTTGTACTAGATACAGACATTGTTGCCGCTCCTGATGGTCCATATCTTAATTCTTCTGTTTTTATAGTTGCAGTAAAAACACTTCCTGAAAACTGGAATGCTTTTGCATCAGTTATACGTGCTGAAGTGTTAGGTGAAACTATTCTTATCTTCTGATAGCTCATATTATAAGTCCTTAATATTGTAAGATTGCGTAATCGTATGCAATACCAACTGATATTTCCATTGGTGTGTCAGAACTCCAGTCTAGCTCTCCGAATCCAGCTGATGTTGGGAATGCACCTTTTAATGTCCATTCTTCAACCTTATCACCTACTGGTCCTAATACATTGATTACAATTTCTTTCTTATAAAAATCTGAATAACCGGATCTACCTGTTACAGATTCGTATCCTAATCTTATCCATTCCATAACTGCTTGAGCTCCTGATGGTACGATTGGATCATATAAAGAAAGTGTAATATCATCCCAAGTTGCTTTACCTTGAATCTTCCTCTGTGTATTCATGTGATCCATAGTAATAGTATTAAACTTTACTGAAGGTCTAGCTGCTTTCTTTATTAGGAAAGAAGGGACGCCATCTAAATATAATACATATCTATTCGATACCTTTGGTTGAAAGGAAGTGAACATCATTTCATTTGGGTCTACTAAATTAGCCATTTATTTTCTCCTCTTTATTATTCTTTAATATAAATATCATTATTCTCCGAAAGTAGCTCCGGTTGGCATGATATTAAAGTCTACTACGATAAATTCTGCAGCTTTTGCTGGTTGAATATATATTTCCCCTTTCATGATATTTCTATCTATAATATCTGGAGTATTATTTGACTCATCCATAATAACTTTGAATGCATAAAGACCTTGGTTTTGTTGAACTGATTCCATATAAGGATTAACTGTACTTAAGAATCTATTTCTTGTAGTTGAAGTGTTATTTTCAAATACTAAATACTTAGTTGTAGATGCAACGAATTTTTTAAGGTTAATTAACAACCTTCTTACATTTACTCTATCCAATGCTGTTGCTCTTTTCTGTAAAGTTTTCTGTCCCCAGACTACAACCCCTTGACCAGGGAATGTTGCTAATGGGTTAATTCTTGATTCATATAATGTATCTCTATTTGCATGTGTTAAACCTCTTTCTGCTTGAATTGCAGCTCCAATTCCTCCTCTATTCAAACCAGCTGGTGCATACCATTCTGCAGCTATTTTATCATTGAAAGCAATTACTCCTCCCATTACTACAGATGCTGGAACCCAAACGTTTTTACCTAATCTAGAAGCAAAGATCTTAACCCATGGCCAATACATAGCTCCATATGAAGAAATTAATTCTTCAGATCTTCCGGCTACTGTTGTTATTGATGTTTGAGCCGCATTTTCCGGATCTACTAAGAAGAAACAATCTCCTCTAGCTTCTGCAATTTCTTTTGTTAAAGTTGAAAGTGTAGAATCATTAGCTTGTGTCATACCAGGTATCATTATCATATTGATATCATATGCATCTTGATTCTTTAATAGATATAATGCAGTTTTATACCCCTTAGTTGTAGCTGACATTCTATATCCTTGTGAATTATTATTTTCAATATTTTCAAAGAATTTAGGTGCGGATTCTACTGCTCCATCTGATCCTCCAATGAATGTTCCAGATACTTCTGCTGGTAATGATGCTGTGTATAATCCTAAACCATTTGTTGCTGAACCAGTATTGCCATTTGAATCTAAGTAATCTATACATTGCTGATTGGCAGATATATAGATATAAGAAGATTTATTTGTATAAGATCCAGTTAATTGTAAATAAGGATCAGTTGTTGCTACATCACCTATTGTATAGGTTTGATCACCAATTACTTTTCTTATATAATTATTAGATTTAGGATCTAAACTTAAGTTATTCCAAGTTTCTAAAACTACTTTTGAATTACTTGTATCATCTCCTCTTCTAATATATAAAGAGAAAGTACCAGTATTTTTATTTACATTACCGACTTCCCATCTTAGATTGTCTTGTGATCCACTTTCTAAAACTGCGTTTGTATTACCTTCTGCACTTGCTACATCAAGTATATCGGAATTCATTACAGCACCATCTCCAAAAGTTTTAATTTGGAATGATTGGTTGCAAGATGC